TGCTCAAGTTCCAGAACGCTATAATGGATATGTGCGATGCCAAGATTCAAGATGATAAAGAACATACGACTTGATGACTGGCAAGAAGATGTATTGAAGGCTAAAGGCAATATAGTACTATGTACTGGTAGGCAAGTCGGCAAGACTACCATCATGAGTAGAAAGGCTTGCCATTATATGATGGATAATAAGAATAGCAACATCATAATAGTATCATTAACAGAAGACCAGGCTAAGCTAATTATAGTAATGATGTTGGACTTCTTTGAAAAGACTAATAGGCGGATGATATGTAGAGGGAAGAAGAAGCCAACACAGAATAAGCTATTCCTAAATAATGGAAGTTCGGCTATAGCTAGACCAGTTGGAAATACAGGAGACTCAATGAGAGGATTCACAGGAAATGTTCTAATAATAGATGAAGCGTCTAGAATGCCTGATCTGATATGGGCGGCATCAAGACCAACACTACTAACAACATCTGGGGAGATATGGATGTGTTCAACACCACATGGAAAGACGGGCTATTTCTGGGAAGCCTTCCAAAACAAGAATGGAAGATATGAAGTGTTCCATATATCAAGTGAGGAAGTTATAACAAACCGACCAATTACAGATGGATGGTCAGAAGAACAGAGAGTTAAAGGGATTGAATTCTTAGATAGAGAAAGGACAGACATGAGTGAGTTGCAATATGGTCAGGAATATCTTGGCTTATTCCTAGACGACCTAAGAGCGTATTTCCCTGACCATCTGATAGAGGAGATATGCACAGAGAAGAGACCAGACATCTTGAGGAAGAACAGGGATTTCTATCTTGGTGTGGACATTGCGAGAATGGGAGATGATGCGAGTACCTTTGAAATAATTGAAAAGATAAGCAATGAACAAATGGTTCAAGTTGAGAACATTGTAACAAGGAAGACATTGACAACTCAAACTGAAGATAGGATTCTAGAACTCAATAGTCATTATGACGAGATAAAGAACATCTTTATCGACGCTGGAAGTGGAAGTTTGGGTGTTGGTATCTTCGACCAACTTCTAAGAAATGATGAAGTAAAAAGGAAAGTGGTTGCTATTAATAATAGGTCAAGAGCGTTAGACCATGAGGGCAAGACTAAGGCTAGGCTTCTTAAGGAAGACCTCTATGATAATCTAAGAAGTTTGATGGAAAAGAAGTATATCAAGTTATTAGATGATCCTGAAATCAAACTATCTCTAAGGTCTGTCCAGTATGAATATGTAAAGAAGGCTAACAGTTTAACTCAAATGAAAATATTTGGAAACGATACTCACATAGTGGAGGGACTGATAAGAGCGGCTTGGTGCAGTAAGGAGAAAAGTTTAAGTATTTGGGTACGCTCTATTAAGGTATAATGGCTCAAGAAACAAAGGCTAGGAATAGATCGAATCAAACTGATTATACTTTTGAATCCACAACTGATAGGACAACACTAACTGTAAGTGATGATAAATTTGCCGAAATTATTGCTCTGGATAAACTAACAGCTGCCATAGAACAACTTGCAGGAGCACTTAGGAGATAATGGTATTCGCAAACGAGGCAAGTGTTAAACTTAAAGCTGGTAAGAATGTATCTGCAAGTGTTACAAGCTCAAATTATACTGAACTGATTAGTCAAGCTGAATCTTATCTTAATACTCTTATGAGGATTAACTACACAGATACTTTTGCTTCTTTAAATGCAGATGTTAAAGATATTCTAGAAGATGCTTGCTCTTCTCATGCAGCAATGGCTGCTATTAATTATGATATGAGTACATATACAAGTAGGGCAGAAGCTCAGACCATGCTGGATGTCAATTATACAAGATTGCAAGATGCTATTAAATTACTAAAAGACAAGAAGTTCACAGACTTCATAAATGACGCATAATGGCCGAAAAGATACCACACAATTTCTTAGAAAGTTCAGAAGCCTCCGTAAATATTAGTTATACAGATTTTGCAAGTGGTACTGGTATGGTTCAGTTCTTTCTGGGTAATACAGCTAGTGCGAATAGGCTAAGCGAGAATGCTTTTTATTCTGATGACAGATTCATAAAGTCCACAGTAATTACAACTGCAACTCCAACCCTAGTATTAGATCAGGATTTTGATGCTACATTCTTGAGACCAGTAATAGTACAAGGACAGGGCATATTCTCTTTAGGAGTTGCAATGGCAAATGATGAGGATGCAAGTTTTAATGTATATGCAGTTATTAAAGTTAGATCATGGGATGGAACTACTGAAACAGACATAGTTAGTGTGTCAGGTGTAGCAACTCCTAAAAACTGGTTGCCTGGAGCAGGTATTCAGAAAGGATTTACTAGCCATACCTTAAGTGTTGATATTCCAAGAACAACCTTTAAAATAGGTGAAAGCTTGAGAATAACAGTGGAACTATGGTCAGCATCCAATGGAACAGGCGACATTCAACTAGCATTAGGAGTTGATCCTCAGAATCGGACTGCTGCCTATCCAGGAAATCAAGATCAAGATCAATGGGGTGACTTCCTTTCTGGAGATCAGCCTTTAGATGTATCAGCAATCGGAGGAGCTTTCGCAAATTCATCAGCACACATTCCATTTAAAATAGACCTATGAGCCAACTAGATATAGCCAAAACAACAACAACTGACCTAACAGGAACAGTCACAGATTATAGTGTAACAAGTCAGAACTTAGACTCTCCTGGAGATATGCAGACAGAGACTTGGTATGATTTTCCTAATTCTGGTGAATACTTAGGGTATTACAAGACTATACCAGAGTTAAAGAAGGCAATTGACGCCCTGGCTATCTGGACTGTCGGGAAGGGCGTACAAACTGATACTCAGACTAAGATTCTTCTTGAGAATTTAACAGGGTGGGGAGAAGACACATTCCAAAGTATTACAGAGAATCTAATCATTCAGAAGAAGGTATTTGGTGATGCTTTTGCTGAAATCATAAGAGGAGAAGATGGAATTATTCTTAATCTTAAACCTCTTTACCCTGGAGACATGAGGGTGGTTGTAGATAATAAGGGAATCATTAAGAGATATGAACAAAGAGTAGGTAAAGGGAAAGGAAAACCTACAGTTTTCAAACCTGAGGAAATATTACATCTATCTAATGATAGGATAGGTAATGAAATACATGGAACAAGTGTAATTGAAGTATGTAAGTGGATTATAGATGCAAGGAATGAAGCTATGACAGACTATAGAAAGGTCTTGCATAGGAATGTAGTTCCTGTAAGAATTATAGAGATTGATACCGATAATACAGCTAAAAGAAATGCTCTAATTACTGAATATCAAGATGCGATTAAGAAAGGAGAGGTTTTAGTTATTCCAAAAGGTACAGTCGATATCAAGGATGCTCCAGTTAGTATACAGAACCCGATAGAGTGGATTAGATATCTGGAAAACTTCTTCTATCAAGCAGTAGGTATCCCTAGAGTTATAGCTTCAGCAGAAGGGTTCAGTGAAGCTAGTTCTAAAGTTGGATATCTAACATTCGAGCCAGTATATACAAGAGAGCAGACACTATTGGAAGAGGATATCTGGAATCAAATGGCATATAGAGTTAAGTTCAATAGACCCCCATCCCTTCATGGATTGATGGAAGAAACAGAAGAGAAGAATGTAGGACAAGTAGGTATTGAACCTAGTGAAGTACAAGTAACGGCAGGGAGGACAGAATAAATGGAAATAGAATTTTATCGATTATTACTAAATAATGGATTTGCAGTATTTGTAGCAGTTTATGTTCTTGTGAGATTAGAGAGCTAAAAGTATTAATTAAAGGAAGGTGTAAATAATGCCAAAAAGAAGAAAACCAACTAAGGCAGAAGAAGCAGCTAGGCAGAGCCTTGTTGATCCAGCAACTAAGATTCCACAGGAAAAGAAGGGGTCTGTAACTGAGAAACTAGGTTTCAAATCAACTGCAGCTGAAAAGGAAAGTTTTAAAGAAGACAGACCAGAACCAAAAAAGAAACCTGGAGAACCTGCAATATTTAGAGATCCTACTGGAAGAAAAACAGGGATAGAATTACCAGACGGAAGAGTTTTTCTTGGTTTAGGTCAAGATGAAGTAACTGAAATAGCTGAAAGAGAAGCAGAAAGGGCTAGAATCCCAGCAGGAGCTTTCGATATTCAAGAAAGGGCAAGAGGTGAAGAAAGGGAAAGGGCGTTTGCTGAACAGACTGCGGCTCCAGTATTAGAACAGGAGTTACAACAGAAAGTCTTACAGACTCCACAGATAGAACCTGAAAGGAATTTATTTGAAACTATATTCTTACCAACAACAGAAGAAGGGGAGCGGAGAAGGTTGGAAACATTTGGAACTACAAGTAAGATACCAGCTGTTGCGGCAGCTCTTGTTGCAGGTACAGGTGTAGGTTTACTTGCACAAGCGGGTGTAGCTGGAGTTCTTGCGATATCAAAAACAGTTATAACAAAACAAGCTTTAGGCGGAGCAGCTGCATTAAAAACAGCAACTGCAGGATTAGCTGTATATTTAGTTGGTAAAACAGGTTTATTCAATTTCAGAGGTGATGAGATGGAGAATCTAAGAAAGCGTGTTCAGAGAGTTACAGAAGATGGGGAGAAATTAGAAAGTGCTGTAAGGAATAATTTTCCTAATACTGATTCCATCTTCTTATTACAGACTATGTCTGACGAAGTAGATGCAGCTGAAGCAAGAATAAAAGACTTAGCAAATTTGAATATTAACTATAGACATTCTAAAGAATGGGTAGCTGATATGGCTTTAATGAGAACAGCTAGACTTTCTTTATCAAGAAGGGTTGCAGCAATACAGAATATAGCTGCAACAGGGCAGGGAGCTTTGAATCCTGCAGCATTATTATTTGATGCTGATCAATTTTAAAGGAGGTGAATAAAACATGGTGGAAGAAAAAACTGAAGAAAAGCAAGAACAGAAAACAACTGAGGATAATCTTATAGATTCAGCTAATAAAGCAGCTGAAAGAGTTGAGAAAGCTAGAGAGGGTTTGG